CTACAAACCAAAGAAGGAGAGTGATTTCTATAAAGCCGCAATCGAACACAGAAGTAGCCTTGCAGAGCTCCACTGGCCACCGCGTGGAGCAAAATCCGAACGTACGTCTTTGTTCAACCAATCCAAACAATCGTACAACGACTGCAAGAGTTACAGTAGCGATTTTCTCGAGAAAGCAACTGAAGCTATTAAACAACATTACCCACAGACGAGAATACCGCAAGGTTTTGACCGAGTTTCCGGAGAAGGTTTCTCTGATCAAATTGTTGCTGGTCGAATTCGTGACATCGCAAGATTGTCCTTCCGACCCGACTCTTCCCCAGGTTTTCCTCTCAACCGTCTTGCCCTCACTAACGAGTTGCTCGTCACCTCCTATCTGGAGGTGCTCGTCCAACTAGTGTTGGACAGACTTAAGCGTCTTCTGACTCTCCGCCTCTCGGGAGAGCACCGTCCAGAAGACCTTGTTAGAGAGGGGTACGTTGATGCGGTGAAGGTTTTCAATAAACTGGAACCACATAAACAATCGAAATTGGCTGAAGGCCGAGTTCGTTTGATTTTCAGCGTATCGTTGATTGACAACATAATAGCAGCTTTACTTTTCTCTGAGCAAAATAAGGCAGAGATATCGAAGTGGGATACGTGTCCTTCAGCTCCAGGTATTGGTTTTGACGATGAGGGCATCCGGAAATTCGTTTCTGGGTTGCGCACTCATTACAAACAGTCCAAACTGGGGTTGTCTGATATATCCGGCTGGGACTTTTCAGTAAAAGAGCATGATTTTAAGTTTGATTTGCTCCGTCGCACCATTTTAAATGGGGGCACTGGAACTGTCTGGGAACAACTTGCACAAGCACACTTTTACGTGATGGCACGAAAAGTGGTTGTGCTCTCAGATGGCGCTATGTATTCACAAGTGTGTCCTGGTATTCAACCATCTGGCTGGTGGAACACTTCATCGTCGAACTCAGGAGAACGTGTGGGTGCTGCATGGGCTGTTCAATATGAACTTACCCAGAGTATCCACCCTGTACCGCCTAAAGCAGCAGGAGACGACGCCATCGAACCACTCCCCAAAGATCCAGCGGGAGAGGATCTAAAGCCGACTTATCTAAGATTTGGAAAGAAAGTCAAGGCTGTGGTAGTAGGCTCTGTCGATGAGTTTGATTTTTGTTCTCAACAGTACGATGGTGTGCGAGGTCAATGTTATCCTATCAATGAGGATAAGCAATTGATGAATCTGCTTCATTATAAACCTGTAGATCAGGATGATGCGGTAGCCAGAATGCACCAATATCGTCATGACAATCGCTATAATCCGAATCTGAAAGCTTTACTAGCAATAGTATATGCGAGTGGATGGTTTACTGCGTATGTCAATGCACTTCCAATTGGGTTCGCAAATTTAGGATCCCAAAACTGCCCTGCAGTGCTAACACAAATGCCAAGAGACTGCAC